ATGCTCTATTAATTTACTTAGAGCAGGTAAGTTGTTTAAGAATCTTTTTTTAATCTTAGATGCTTCACTAACTTTTTTACCAGTTACTTCCGCAATACGTTTAACGCCACCACCATATAAAAAACAATAGTAGAAACGCTTTGCTAAATCTCTTGAGTCTAATCCTGCTAGGTTTTGTGTCTCTGTATGTATGTCACCATCTAATACAACTTTTGTGTACTCACCGTTGTCATACTTAGACATAAAGTGTGCTAACATTCTAACTTCTAATCCTGATATATCTATACCTACTAGCTTCTTACCACTAGGCACAGTAAATAAACTTCTACATTCTTTACCAAATGGTACAGACACGCTTGGTACTTGTGCCATGTTAGGAAACGAATGACTTGCACGTGCTGTTACAGTTGAATTAGTATTACATGTGCCATGTATCTTACCATTCTTTTCATGTTTTAACCATGCTTGTGTGCCTGTAGCTAATTGTGCAATTCTTTTATCTAATAAGAAATGTTCGCATAAAATTTTTGCTTCAGGATATTCCAGTTTACTTAGTACAGTATCATCTAGTTTTGGTTTACCATCATTAGTAAATTCTTTAGCTTCCCAACCATACTTAGTTTTTAATCTGTCAGCTATGTGATGACGTGAACTAGGATTAAATACTGTAACTCTATCTTTTAATTGTTTACCTGTTTTTTCTGATACTCTCTTCTCTGTAATAGGTAAGAATATTTTTTGTAGTTGTTCTTCTAACTCTATCCTTCTAGTATTTAATTTAGTATATAACTTTTCGGCTTCCTCTTTATTAAAAGTAAAACCATGTTGTTCTTGTCTAAATATTAACTCAGCAACATTATGTTCTAAATCCATTGCTTGTTGAGAGTAACCTTTTTTCTCAATCATATTGAATAAAGTGTGAGTAACTTGAACATCTTGAATACAATACTCTAGCATACCCACACTAAATTCTTTCCAATCTGTATCAAACTGTTCTTTATATTCGCCCACCCTGTTACCCCACGCTTTCAAGCTGTGTCTGCCAATACAGTCTCTTGGAAAATTCTTATGTTTAAAATCTTGGTCTTTAATATCAGGGAATAACAATCTAGTTGCTACTATAGTATCAAAAACTTTTGCTCTTGATTTTAAATTATAAAACTTTTTAAGAACTGGTATGTCAAACTTGATAATGTTGTGACCAATAATTAATTCTGCTTGTTCTAATTTCTTTACAGCTTCTTCATTATTAAGATGAAGTATTTGTTTAGTATCTATATCTTTTAAAATAATACAATGAACTTTTGTAGCTGTATCTAAAAATCCATCTGTTTCTATATCAAAGCAATATCTCATAATCTTATCTTTTTCTTTTTAAGTACGTTGCTAGATGGTATTGTAGTTATGTTTCCTACATCACCTAATGTTCCGTTGTCTTCAAAGTTTACATCAGCAACTAATATGTGAACATTTTTATCTTCTTTTATTAACCAACCAGTAGATATACAAATTGTTGGTGTACTATTTAACGCATCTTTTAAAGTTTTCCATGAGCTGTCAGAGTTTATATCGCTCCATGTTAATTGCACATAATCTGCATTTAATATCTTTTTAGTAACGTGTGGTAAAAGTTTCATTAATGTACCGTATGTGTTTGTATGTGAACATTCCAAGCGGCATCTTCTCCACTAAATGCAAGAGACAACAATGCTTCTTGCAATACCATAGCAGAAGTTTCTTTACCTACGTGTAAAGTAACAGGTATTCCTGTTCTCTTAGCTCTACCTACAGCTTCCATAACATACATTGTCCATGTCATAGCCGCTTTCTTTTGTTTAATATAATTAGAAGTCATCTAGCACCTCTGCTTTTACTTCTGATAGACAACCTGTTTGTAAATCATAATGTAAACTACAAGCACTACCTGTCTCACCTGAGAATCTATTTTTTAATATAGATATTTTTGCTATGTTATTCTCTGCTTTTAAATCTCTACTCATACTAATAACTAAATCTGATAGTTGTGCTATTGATTGACTCCCTCTTAAACTACTTAATGTTACTTGTTTACCATCTTCAAAACCTTTATCACCCTCAGTTGACCTACGCAAATGACTGACTAAGATTAATCCAATGCCTGTCTCTTCTACTAATGTTCTAAGTTTACTTACAAAATAATCTATAAGTTTTCTTTCGTCATTAGTATGTTCATCACCTAATGCTGACAACGCCATGTGTAGATGGTCTAATATAACCCAATCTACGTTACATGCTTTAGCTAAATATCTTATCTTTGACAATAAGTTATCTGCTACAGTTGAGCCAAAGTGATTATATAAATAAAAATTGCCATTACCAATAGTATTGGAAAAGGCGGCATGAAGTTGTTTGGCATCTACTCCCTCTCTTGTTAAGTGTAATGGTTTCTTTAAATGCACACCCATAATACCAAGTGCACTACGTTTAACACTCTCTTCTAATGCTATGTAGCCTACGGTATATTTTTGTTCTAATAAACTAAGTGCAATGTGTCTACAAAAACTAGACTTACCAACACCACTACCTGCTGTTACTGTAACTAACTCACCTTTACGTAAACCATGAGTCTTTACATTCATACACTCAAATGGATATTTAGCTGTAACATACTCATCTTCTTTTTGTATGTCATTCCAAATATCTGCACCAAGTATAATACCATCAGGTCTGTATGCTTTACTAGACCATATACAATCTGTTAATTCTTTTACTTTACCTGCAAGTACCATTTCGTTTGCATCTTTTAATGGTAACGTACATATCTTTGCTTTGTTAGGTGTAAGTAATTTAGCACATTCTATTGCACCCTTCTTACCTTGTTCATCTTGGTCAAAACAAAAGTATACTGAATCAAATCCTTCTATCCACTCAAGCTCTTTTTGTATATCTCTCTTTGCTCCTTGAGCTCCTGACTTAATACTTACTACAGGAAATTTATTCTGATTGATAGCAGATATACTCATTGCATCTATCTCGCCTTCTGTAATAATCAACATCTTACCTTTGTCTCTCCATAAATGTTGACCAAACAAACCTGCTTCTCTTGCATCACCTAACCACTGAAATGTTTTATCAGGGTATCTAAGTTTTTGTGCAACAAGCTCTTTGTTTTTGTTGTAGTAGTTTGCTATTTGACATGGTCTACCAAACCATGCACCAGATTGATAATTAAATTTTTGAACTGTGTTGTAATTTATTTTACGTTTACTTAGCTCCGTAATACTACCTTCAATAAATTCTTTACTGGTTTCTGTTGCTATTGGATTATTCAAATCGTTTCCTCTTGTTGTTGTATTGCATGAAAAACAATATGTATGTCCGTCAGAATAGACGGAGTTGGCATCACTAGAATTGCAGTTGTCGCAAGACGTATGATATAAAAATTCACTTTCAGTTTTTTGCATAAAATTTTTTGTCTAATTATTAGGGGTGGCTTCAGTCTCCCTCTACCACCCCAACAAACTATCTCAGCAACTCTGATACATCAAAGTGCGGAGATACGGAGTCTGCCACATCTCTGTGACCTACTATTTCAACCCCACTGTAATCCTGTTTCAACTTTTTAACAAGGTTTACCAAAGCGGTGTACTGTTTGAACGTGTAATTACAGTCAGGTTGTCCATCTGTAGTTTTTCCGCCTACTAAGCAGATACCTATGGAATTTTTATTAGACAATTTTAGAGAGCCATCAGCAATATGAGCTCCTGCTATTTTTATGTCTCTACCATCTTGTATAGTCCCATCTCTTTTTATTATTTTATGGAACGCACAAGAAAACAAACCGTCTTTACGGTGTTGTGTGTCAATATCGTTTACATCAAAGTCATCTTTAGGTGTAGATTCACTACTATGAACTACAATGTACTTTGTTTCTTTTCTTTCGTTACTCATTTTTTGTAATCTATTAATTGTATCATGGTATTCTTTAATGTCCTTTTCGCTCATCATAAGTACCAAACTTTCTAATAATTTTTTTAAGAGCGTTGCGACAATGCTGTTCGTCCATGTCGTCTACATCAATCCATTCATCTTTTGATTCTGAATAATATTGGACACTCTCTTTTTTATAAATAACTCTACCTATCATAACCATTCAATAGGAATATGTTTGTCAGCATACTTAAATCCGTATTTCTCACACCACATTCCATAAGTTGTTTTACTTTTTTTGCTTATCCTTTGTCTGCTGTTACTAAATATAAATCTTATATCTAACTTAGGGTGTTGTTCTTTTATAAATCTCATCTTTTTTCTATCAGATGAAGTAAACAAACCTTTAGTCTCTATAAAAAAATCTTTTTCTTTTAAATAAAAATCAGGTGTATATGTATGTACCTTCTCTGGCACAGTATATTTTAATTTAACTTTTTCAAATTCGTATTTTATTTTGTTCAGGTCAAGCTCTTCTGATATTGCTATCTCTAAGCCTGACCTAAAACCGTATTTAAGACCTACTTGATTAGAAGTCAGTTTGCGAGTTTGCCACTTCATTTTCAAATGTCTTGTCTTCAGGTGCAACATAACCATCTTTCACCTCGTCAAAGCCGTAACCTTTTGAGTTACCTGCTCCACCCTCTACAAGTTTAGTTATCTGCACTGCCCTTAATCTTAGGCTTACTCCTGCACCTGCCATAGCTGTAAAATATGGTATCAACTCTGCTGATACTTTCATCTCACTGCCTGACCAGACGTTAGCATCAACCATAGGTTTCCCTGCACTATCAAAGATAGCAACTTTATTTGGAATAACTTTACCATCTCTAGTTATGATTTTAGCTTTTGTCTTAAACTTGAAGATAAGATTTCCAGTAGGTTTACCTTCAATGATTTCCTCTTCGTATGGACGATTAGCCATTTTAGGTTCTTTACCTTTAGTCTTCTCTTTAGCAAGAGTAACACTTTTCTTAATCTCATCATCAATCGCTTTGACAACTGATTGAGACTCTTTCGCATTGACTATAAGATTGGTCTTATAATGACCATCTTGGTCAAATTGCGTATCAGGAGTTGTAAGCCATGCGTATTGTGAAATACCAATTGGCGTAACAATCCTTACGTTATTGTTTTTAGACATATTGTTAAGTCTCCTTTTTTATTGTCTACTATGGGTACTTTTCTTATGCAAAAAAGAACTCACTTTTCCGCAATTCATTAATATCTAAGTCACCTTTTTGCGGAACTTCAGGCAACTTAGTTTTGTACTCTTCAGGAAGCTGTTTTAGAACATCATCTCTAAAATTAGCCAGTATGTCATTATCAGTGAACATCTGTATGAACGCTTCTCTTAGACTCTTATTCAATACTTCTA